CCCTTATATACAATGATACTAAAAAGATCATGGATAAACTCAAACAAGTAACTGGTGCTAAATATCTTTTACTTGAAATTATCCATAATATACCATCTGTTAGTAGAATAGTTGACAGAAAGGAGGAACCATATAAAGGCCCCTTTATTTCTGATCCTTTTACAGGTGATTTTGCTCCTACTGTGGCGGATTTCCTTGCTGATATGGAAGTGGTTTTGTCAGACTACAAAACAGCCTTGCCTATTAAATACTCAATGGTTAATATTACTCAAAGATCTTATCTTGAAAAATTTTGGCTATTACAGATAGTTGAAGTGGTTCAAGGTATTTATCTACATTCTAAAGAGGTTATTGCAGATTTTGAGAGATTGCAGTCAGATATTGGCACAACTCCAGGTACCACTATTCCTGGTATCCTGTTTGAACTTGGTGCTTCTCCTTCCGAGGTAGCTCATGAAGTTACACTTAAGACCGAAGAAACTACGGATCCAGCTAAGTGGATTTATCAGAGTATTTCGACGGTACACATGTTACCTTTCTCTCTCCCACCTTACATTTGTACAGATGTGAAGGAGGGTACTCAGATTCCATTAGTTCAACGATTTGTTAATGAAGTTATAAGGCCAGATGTATTGATAGCCTCCTATGGTATATATGGTTTATCTGGTATTGATACAATATTTACTAAAGACGAAGTTAAGATAAATGAGCCGTCTGGGAATCATTTGAATAAATGGTCTTGGCCAGAGAATAGTTCTATTCGTAGTACCCTAGCTACCGAAACAGGATTTTCATATAATTTCCTTCCATTTAATTATACTTTTGATACTGTATGGGGCAGTTTTTCGAATAATGGACGCAGATTTTCTCGTAAAATGACAGATAATGGTTATTATCCAAAGTTTCAGGAATTTGAGTTCCACGAAACCTTATCATTATATGCTAAAGCTGGTGTTACTGATCTCCGAGTACTGGCTACAGGATTGATAAGCAATGGATTTCTATATGTCCTTGAGGGTAATTCATATATCCCTATTATGCCGAGAACTCCTTTCGTTTATGGTATCCCAACATCATTCCTTTTAGCTATGAATCGCGTTGAGATTCAAAACGCAGCGTGGTTTACATCTAAGGCTGGTGAACGTGCGATATGGAATTGGGCTGAATTCCCTGAGATTACTGCTGAGAATAATGAGTCCTTGCC